GCGGTAGATGAGGTGCTCCAGCTCGTCGACGGTCCCGGTGCCACCACCGGCGAACCACTCCTCGGCGCAGGCCCGCGCCAGGCACTTCAGGACTTGAGTCCGTGCCTGGCGACGGGCTGACGGTTCCCATGGACGCAATGGCCCCTCCTGTCCGCCGCGCACGTCGGGCGGTGTATGCTTCGCGGCGTTGACCGGGAACGAGCTGCGACGCTTGCGGCACGAGCTCAGCGACATGTCCCAGAAGGAGCTGGCGGGCGCGCTCAGGGTCAAGCGAAGGGTCATCATGGACCAGGAGCGGCGGGGTCGACGTCAGATCGAGCGCAGGTACGACTACGCCGTGAAGTGGTTCGTGAGGCACGTTCTGGGACTGCGGGTTCGGCTGCCGTAGATCGAGCCGTCGGACCATCGCTCGTAGCTACCTCCATATGCAGGTACTATTTTAGTACCTGTATCGACTCTTCGCTTGCCACAAGTACGACATTGGTACACACTACCCGCCAACCACCTAGCACTCGTACGCGGATGAAGAACTAAGTCACGCCCGAACCGTTCCTCCCGGTTTTGGGGCGCCGTGTTTTGTTATTGGTCCGGCGGAAACAAGAAGACCCCGCAACCTGAAAATCCCAGGGCGACGAGCCGGCGCGAAAGGCGCCCCTTCCCCCCCATCGCCCAGCAACGGGAGGTGAAATTGTCGGCTCCTGAGACGGTGCCCAGGGAGCGAATCAGGGAAGTCGTCACGAAGTGGAAGGGGAACCTCAAGGCGGCTGCGGCAGAGCTCGGCCTGGACCGGAACTACCTACGCCGGCGTTGCAAGCAGCTCCGCATTGACCTTGATGCGTTGCGACACCCCTCAATTGAAGGGCAGCACACCACCCCAAAGTTCTCACTCCCCCCCAAGGTACTCACCCCCGGCGAAAGATGCCCCCCACCGCGCCTGGTGAGAACCATGGCTGGGGGTGAGACAAATTCTGTTGGTGCTGTCTATGCAAGCGCGAGATGGAAACCTAGATTGATCGGCATGCAGACCGCCGCGAGGGACGAGCAACCGATCAAGACGACGCGCAAGCCGTTGGCGCCCACGCGTCTTCTCCCCGACCAACAGGAAGTTCTGCGCGAGGCAAAGTTCGACCTCCAGGCTCGGTTCCGCACCGACCTCGATGAGAGCGCGATCCTCCAGCAGTTCTTCGACGAGGAGTTCCCCGGTTGGAAGGTGAGGAAGCTCGCCGCCGACGACAAGGGTGGAGACGGTGGCGGCGAGAGTGGATCCGACGTTTCCTGACGTAGTCCTTCCCCAGGCGTAACCCGCGACGACGTACAGAACGGGAGGTCCGTGTGCCGATGAGCGCCGAAGCCATGTCCACCGCCAGGGCCGCCGAGCAGCCGGCACGCGTCCCGTGCACGGGCGCCGCCGACTGCCGCTGTTCCGGCCACCAGCTGCTGGCGGAGGTGCGGGAGCGGAACCGTCGCCGGCGATCGGCGCTGGTAGCGCGTGCCGCCCGGGAGGCGACGGCGGCGGTGAAGCTCGCGCACAGCCTGTACGGCGTCCCGGGCGACGACGTCGACCCGGGGACGCGGCGGTGCGAGGACTGCGGCCGGCGCTGCGATGCGCTGGGGGCGCCGTACCTGTGCCGGAGCTGCCGATGACGACGCACACGCCATGGCCGTGGCGGGTTGGCTCCGATGGCGTAGTGCTCGGTCCCGACTTCCCGCGCGACATACCGATCGGGCGCGTGAACCTCGACAAGCGCGATGGCAAGGCCAACGCACGGCTGCTGGCGGCGGCGCCGGAGCTGCTCGACGTCCTTCGCCGCGTGGTCGCCGAGTGCGGCCCGGACCGGGGCGAGAAGCTCCGGGCCGATCGGGTCTGGACCCAGCTGCTCGCTGAGGCGGAGGCGGTCGTCGCGAAGGCTGAAGGCCGATGAGCGCCCACACGCCGGGGCCGTGGGCCGTGAGGCTTCGCGAGGGCAGGGTCGGCGAGCGACTCCAGCTGGCCATCGTGGCGCCGCGTCATGGAGAGCTCTACCAGCTCGCGGTCTTGTCATGCGTCTCGTTGGATGAGGGGGACGCCAACGCGCGGCTGATCGCCGCCGCCCCCGAGCTGCTGGCGGCGCTCCGCGGCATCGTGGACGCCGAAGACGCGTACATGCGGGAGACCGGCATCAAGCCTGACGACCCGATCACGGACGCCCTGGGTCCCGCCCGGGCGGCAATCGCCAAGGCGGAAGGCCGATGAGCTTGCAGCGGCCGTCCAGGAGCATGGCGAGCTGCCTCATCGCCGCGATCGCGATCGGCGCCCTCTTGGCGTTGGGAGCCGGTATCGCCTACACCTTCTTCTGGCTGCTCCGTGCGGCCGTCGTGGGCGCCCAGTGACGGACCCGAAGTCGCACCTCGGCGCCGTCGAGCAGAGCGAGGAGGCGGCGGGCCTGTACGACCGGCCCGTCACGGTCCAGGGCGCGAGGGTGGTCCGCTTGTCGAGGCACGGCTCCTATGCCGTGCTGGGCTGCCGGGAGAGCGGCCAGGTGGTGCAGCTGGACCTGCACGCCATCATCCTGGCCGCCCTCGCCCTGGGCCTCAGCGTCTCAGAGCCCACCCTCACCGAGGCCGCGCTGACGGGCGTTCTCCGGCGCAGCATCGGCGAGCCGAGGGTCAACACGACGGCGCGCGAGATCGAGGTTCCGATCCCGACGGAGCGCACATGAGCCGGTACGTGACGGTCGACGAGCTGCTCGTGCTGCTCTGCGCCTTCCTGCTGTCGGTGAGCGCGGTGCTCGCCACCTTCGCGATCATCGCGGAGCTCACCCGGCTGCAGCCCGCCGGCGCCGGCCAGGTCATCCCGGGCCAGCACCGGATCGGACGTCACGTGCTGTGCCTGATCCGTGGCTTCCACGACCTGCCCACGCGCCACCCTCTCGGCGGGTTCCGGTGCTCGTCATGCGGCTACTCCGCCGCGACCCTCGACGACCTGGGCTGGTTCGGCTCCGTGAGGCCGGAGCGGCGGCTGTTCCAACGTGACCGATACCCGCCGTCCCACGGCGGGTGGAGGTGAGGAATGTCGGACCCGCGCTACACGGCCGGCATCACCCAGGGCTGCGCGCTGAGCCGGACGCCCGGCGCCTGGCCGGCGGAGGTCCCGGGCCTGGGCCCCGCCGTGGTCGACGTCTTCGGGATCTGCGTCGTGTGCGTGCGCCGTCAGCGAGGACCTCCAGGGCGCGCTCGACGGCTCGTGGGTGACGTTCGGAGGTGTGGCTCTGTGCAAGCACCACGCACAGGAGCTTGAAGAGGACCCGCGCGAACGAAAGGAAGGCCGGGGATGAGCACCGAACTCGCGGCGCCGGAGACCCACCATGGCCTGGCCCGCGGCGATGTCGCCGGCGTGGCCGCCCTCGCGGCCATGTCCGAGGAGGAGTTCGCCGCCAAGCTGCAGCACCTGAAGCGGGGCCAGGAGCGGATCCGCATCATCCAGCGCGAGCTGATGGTCGAGGGAGAGGACTACGGGAACATGCCGGGCACGGACAAGCCTGGACTCTTCAAGGCCGGCGCCGAGAAGCTCTGCATGTTCTACGGCCTGAAGCCGACCTTCGAGCCGACGGTGATCGATGGCGACGGCGAGACGGCGCCGACCATCCGGTTCCGGATGCGCTGCCTGCTTCACGTGGGCAACGCCGACGGGCCTGTTGTCGCCGAGGGCTTCGGCGCCGCGAACTCCTGGGAGCGCAAGCACCGATATCGCCGGGCGCAGCGGGCGTGCCCGGCCTGTGGCACGTCGGGCTCCATTCGCCGCAGCAAGTATGCCGACAAGAAGACGGGCGACTTCGGCTGGTACTGCCGTGAGGAGAGCTGCAAGGCGGGCTTCACGAGCAAGGCGCCGGAGATTCTGCGTCAGGAGCAGGGGGACGTCCAGAACCCCGACCCCTACGACCTGGAGAACAACATCCTGAAGATGGCGAAGAAGCGAGCCCACGTGGACGCCACCCTCACGGCCACGGCGACGTCGGGGCTGTTCTCGCAGGACCTCGAGGAGGGCGGCGACGAGCCGCCGGCACCACGCGGCAGGGGGGCGGCGCCGCGAAACGAACCCGGCAGCTCGAGGAACGAACCGAGGACTTCGCGAGACGATCCGGGCAATTCTGGAAACGCGCCTCCCGGCAATGGCGACGTCATCGAGACCTCCGAGGGCCCGATCCAGCCTGGCGCCGGCGACCGCGCGGCCGCCGCCGAAGCCGAGCCCAACCCCGAGTACGACCCCCGAGCTGCCGCCCGCCGCGCCATCGATGGGTACGCCGCGGCCGCTCCCGCCCCGTGCCCGAACTGCAGCAAGCCCGCCAAGGCCTCGAAGTACGCGAAGCCCGGCAAGACGCACTACTGCGGGAACTGCACGATCAGCTTCGAGCCCGGGAAGCCGGTGCAACCGTGAAGGCCGGCAGGCGGAGGCAGGCGACCCCCAGGCCCGGCAAGCGCAGGCACGCGCCGGCGACCCCCAGGCCAGCGAAGGTCGACGCGATGCCGCTCTTCGACGAGGACCAGGCCGCCGAGTACCTGTGCCTCTCCCCCAGGACGTTGCAGCGGTGGCGCGGTGAAGGTCGAGGGCCGGCCTACCGCAAGGTCGGCAAGCGCGTCCTCTACGCCCAGCGCGACCTCGAGGAGTTCGTCGAGAAGTCACGCTACATCCCGCCAAACCAGGTGACGCCATGACCGAGAACGTGATGGACCCGTTGTATCGCGAGAAGAAGGCCGCCGAGTACCTGTGCGTCTCGGTAGGGACGCTGCAGCAGTGGCGGTCCGCGGGCCGCGGCCCTTCGTACCGGAAGTTGGGCAAGCGCGTCCTCTACGCCCAGCGCGACCTCGAGGAGTTCGTGGAGCTCGCCCGCCGAACCAGTACCAGCCAGGAGGCTCCATGAACGACGAGAAGGTGACCCTCGCGACGCTGGCGAAGGGCGGCGCCGCCGAGCTCTGGGAGCACGTGCTCCGCAAGGTGCTCGACAACATCGCCGACCCCAACACCGACCCGCGGGCCGTGCGCGAGCTGAAGCTCACCGTGAAGATCACGCCGAACGAGGACCGCACCACGCTCCGGACCACGGTGCTGGTCGAGGGCAAGATGGCCGCGCCCAAGGCCGCCGAGACGACGCTCTACATGGGCGTCGAGTCCGGGGGCAAGCGGTTCGCCGTCGAGCACAACCCCGTGCAGCAATCGCTGTTCGACCCCGCCGCCGTGAAGACCGGAAGGGAGAGCTGACCCATGAACGGAGAAGCTGTCAAGGAGGTCGAGCGTCTCGCGCGGGAGGCGGCCGGGCAGCTCGTGACGATCGACGACGTCACGTACAGCACGACGCCGCTGCACGACGTTCGGAGGCCGGTGCCGGTCTGCGAGCCGGTGAAGTTGCACACCCTCACCGGCCTGGTGGACTTCGTCCGGCTACACATCGACATCGAGGGCGCGTCGGTAGCCGTCCACGTCGTCAGCCACAGCCTGGTGCGGTTCATAGATGCCGCCCTCGATGGCGCTTTCCGGCAGCGTGAGGTCTACGCCACCGTCGGCCACGAGGACCTCTTCGGTGGCGGCTTCCGTTTCGGCCAGTTCGTCGACGCCGAGCAGTTCGTGGTGGCGATGCAGACGCTCTTCGTCGACTCGGACGACAGGGAGGGCGTGCTGGCCGTCATGGGCAACCTACGCGAGGAGGAGGTGCGCACCACCGGCGATGACGGCGTGACCCAGACCGTGACGGCGAAGGCCGGCGTCGTCCTCTCGAAGGACGTGCGGGTCCCGAACCCGGTGTCCCTGCGGCCGTATCGGACCTTCAGGGAGGTCCTACAGCCGGCGTCGTCCTTCGTGCTCCGGCTCCAGGGCGGCGGGAAGGCGTCGACGACACCAGTCGGGGCCCTCTTCGAGGCGGACGGCGGGGCGTGGAAGGTCGAGGCCATGCGGAACATCAGCACGTACCTGCGCTCCTTCCTGCCGGAAGGCGTCCCGGTCATCGCGTAGAGGCGCTGGGGGGGGCGATGCGCGGGCAGACGATGGGCGAGGCCCGGCAGTTGCCGATATGGCCAGGAGGTGGCGTTGCAACGCCACCAGCCGGCCCTCTGTGCGACCTCCGCGCCTGTCGCAAGCCCATCCGGGACCCGCGCCACGGGCAGCGGTTCTGCTCCCGGCGCTGCCGCATGGAGGCGTGGCAGGAGCAGCACCCGCGCGTCTCCCGGGCGAAGAGCCCCGAGGAGCGGTTCCGCACCTGGCTCGACAGCCCCAACGGGCAGCTGGTCTACATCGCGGTGATGCGGGAGGCCCTCGAGGCCGTCGAGGGCGGCCTCCGCCGCTGGAGCATCAACGGCATCTTCGAGGCCGTGCGCTGGGGGCGCGCCCGCCGGCTGGGCCGGGACGATGAGGGCTTCGTTCTGAACAACACGTACCGCAGCAGGCTGGCGCGTCTGCTCATGCGACAGGAGGCGCGACTCGCGGGGTTTTTCGAGGTGCGTGCCATCCATGGAGGTGAACGGGAATGAGACAACTACTCTGCGGGGCGTGCGGGTTCGACCATGCACCAGGGCGTCGGATGCTCCTCGGCCGTGGTGCGCTGGGCGAACCGGCCGAGCACGAGAGGGTCGTACGCGGCCTTGCGCGGCGGCCAACAGCTGAGCAGCGAATCGTACGTGTCAACGACGAGGCATTCCAGCTCGGCGTGGCGGAGTACGACTGCGACCGATGCTCGGGCCGCATCGCGCCCGGCGAACCAGCCGTCGCCTGGACGGTATGGCGGCACGACCATCTCGAGCCGCCCGCGTGGGAGCACGAGTACCTGACGGATGAGGGCGCGGTGTCGCCGTGACGACGCGAATCCTGGCCGTGCCTCCGCTGTACCTGAAGCTCGCCGGTCCGCCGCCGGCCTTGGGCTCCGGCTCCGAGGGCGGCGAGCTGTGGGTCAGCGGCCCTCTCCGGCTCTCGGTCATCACGAGCGTGGACGACGGCTTCCTGCACATCTCGATAGCGCACCCGGAGCGTTATCCGACCTGGGACGAGATCCTGACCGTCTGGCGGTGGTACGCGGGCCCGGACGTCGAAGGCGTGATGGTGCTCGCGCGGGCCGGGGACTACGTCAACTTCCACAAGAACTGCTTCCACGTCTGGCAGAGCAAGTGCGGCGAGGAAGGGTCCGACAGGTGACCTTCGCGCGCCATGCGAAGTACGGCAACACGCCAACGCAGTGCCGACAGGGCAACCGGCACCAGAGCAAGCTCGAGGCTCGCCGCTGCGACGAGCTTCACCTGCTCCAGCTCGCCCACGAGATCCGCGACCTGGTGGCGCACCCGCAGCCCGTGTACCGGCTCGAGGTGAACGACCGCCTGATTGCGACCTACCGGGGGGATTTCGAGTACCGGGACCGCGACGGCAACCTCGTGACCGAGGACGCGAAGGGCGTTCGGACCTACGTGTTCAGGCTCAAGGCCGAACTGTTCCGTGCCATCTACGGTCGCGAGATCGTGGAGGTGCGCAGGTGAGGGCGCGATGAGCGAGAGCAAGGCCGACTCCTATAGTCCGGCCGAGGTGATTCCATTTGTCGATTGCGGCCTACCGCTTCGCCGCAGTCCGACGCCGGTGCGCAGGGCGCCCAACGACAGCGTCATCGAGCCGGGGGACTTCGCCCCGATCACGTTCGTCGCGGGGTGCGTCTCGGTGTCTGGCCGGTCCCGACGCCGGCACGAGCTCGACGCGGACGGGCGCTGCCTCTTCTGCAGCTTCACGGAAGACCAATGAAGCCAGCCGCAAGCGACTCGCTCGCCCGCCTGGACCATGTCCGCAGGGAGCTGGCCCTGGCGAAGGACCTCCCCGACGTGAAGCGGCTGCGCGACCAGGCGGCCGCCGTGAAGGCGTACGCCCAGGCGCAACGGCTGGGCGTCGAGGTGCGCTCACGTGCCGCTGAAATCGTGCTCCTCGCTGAGAGGCGCGCCGGCGTGCTCCTCGCCGGCATGGGCGAGCTGCGAGGCCGGCCACCGAAAAAAACTCACGGTGAGTCTTTTTCTAAGCCACGACTGGCGGAGCTTGGGATCGATGACAACGAATCGCAACGCTGGCAGGCGCTCGCCCGCGTCGAGGAGCCGCGTTTCGAGGGCTACATCGCCGCGCGCCGAGAGACGGGCGAGGTACCGACACGCGGCGAGCTGCTGCGCATCACGAAGCGCGAGGCCAACGTCGCGCAGCACGCCGCGGCGCCGGCGCCGACGGCCACGGTCGACTCCCTGGCAAAGCTCGCCGGCCAGACGTTCGGAACCATCTACGCCGACCCGCCCTGGTCCTACGGCAACCAGGGAACTCGAGGGGCGACCGACAACCACTACTCGACCATGACCGTGGACGAGATCGCGGCCCTGCCCGTGGCATCACTCGCTGCCGAGAACGCGCACCTCCACCTGTGGACCACGAATGCGTTCCTGTTCGATGCGCTCCGAGTCATCGCGTCATGGGGCTTCACGTACGCGTCTTCATGCTTCGTGTGGGTGAAGCCTCAGATGGGCCTCGGGAACTACTGGCGCATCGCGCACGAGTTCCTGCTGCTGGGGCGCCGCGGCGCGGCCCCTTTCGCCGACCAGGGCCTGATGAGCTGGGCGGCGCTGGACCGCACGAAGCATAGCCGCAAGCCCGATGAGGTGCGGCGGATGGTGGAGAGAGCTTCACCTGGCCCGCGGCTCGAGCTCTTCGGGCGTGAGCTCACGGACGGCTGGACCGTCTGGGGCAACGAAGCCGATAGCGCCAGGGACGGCGCCGATGTGTCGGATGTGGCGCTGTGAACGGCTTCGAGCGGGCGAACGTCGTGGGTGACATCGCCGTGGAAAAGGCGCTCAGGCTCTTCCGTGAGCGGTCCTATCTCGGGCAGATCGTGACGACGTTCAAGGGACTACTCTCTGAGGAACTGCAGAAGTCGGCCGGCGACCTCTTGTTCAACTCTGCCAAGCACCCGGAGCGCATCGTATCGGTCGAGGTCAAAGGAGAGAAGAAGTACACGGGCAACTTCTTCCTGGAATATTGGAGCAACCGGAAGCGACTGACACCGGGATGGATGATAACGCTTCGAGCCGACCTGCTCTGCTACGTGTTCAACGACATAGAGCACGCCTTCATTGTCGAACTACCAAAGCTCCAGGACTGGGCATTCAGGCAAGAGACGGAGCGCCGGGACTTTGATGGCCACATCTACAAGTATCGATTGCGGCCGCAAGGCGCGTACGAGCAGTTGAATGACACCTGGGGCCGACTCGTCCCAATCGAAGCGGTTCAGCATGACGTCGGGCTCATTCACTGGGATCTAAAGGCATGGCGACGCGTCACCGCGGTGGATGCGGCGGCGCCTCTGCAGGCGCGGCTGTTCGCGGAGGACTCGCAATGAAACGCGGCGGCCCGATGCACCCGAAGATGCTGGCCCTGGCGAACGGGCTTGGCATTGAACGTTGTCACGCGGTCGGCATCATCGAAAGCATCTGGCACTTCGCGGGCCAGTACGCCAGGCGCGGGGACATCGGCCGGCACGACGATGCTGCGATAGCCGATGCCATCGGATGGACCGGCGACGCGACGAAACTGATCGAGGTCCTCGTCGCGAAACGGTGGCTGGACCGCTGCCCCTGCCACCGACTTCGGATCCACGACTGGCCTGATCACGCCGACCAGGCCGTCCGCAAGACGAGCGAAATCGTAAGGCAAGCATTCCTGGAGTGTTACAGGGATGGAGGGCCTCCGGAGGACCTCCGGAGGACGGATAGCGGTCCTCCAGCGGAGGTTTACCCTCCGCCGACTCACGACTCACGACTCACGGCACAGGACTCACGACTCCAGACTCCCGGCACAGGACTCCCGGCACAGGACGCAGGGGCGCCGGCGAAAGAGCCGGTGCGGGAGGTCTTCGAGCACTGGCAGGCCGTCATGGGCAAGCAGGGCGCGAAGCTCACCCCGAGGCGTAGGCATCTCGTCAAGGCACGGCTGAAGGACGGGTATTCGGCGGAGCAGCTGAAGCGCGCGGTCGACGGGTGTCGGGGCTCTGCGTTCCACCAGGGCGCCAACAAGGACGGGACGCGGTACGACGACCTGACGCTGATTTGCCGGGACGGAGAGCACGTCGAGAAGTTCCTCGAGGAGGAGCTGATTCGTGGCATTACCCCGGTCCAGAGCGGCCCCGGCCCGCCCACGCCACGAGAGCAGCGCCAGAAGGCGGCGATGGTCGCGATGGTCAGGGGTGGCCTCAAGGGCGACGGCACGATGCCGGGAGGGGGTGGGATGTGACAGACGCAGCGTGGAGCACGGGTATGGCGGACCTCGTGGCGATGCTGCCGGACCCGTCGCCGACCAACGAGGCCATGAGGGGGCACCGATCGCGGCTCTACCGCCAGCACCTGGACCACCTGGTGGACGAGGCCTGGCTCTTCGCGGTGACGGAAGCGATCCGGCGGGAACGGTGGTTTCCGACGGTGGCGGCGCTGTGGGAGTACGGGCAAGACTTCCAGCCGCAGTACCCGGCGCTGCCGCGAGCTCGAGGCGACGAGGAGCGCGAGCTGGGCCGAGCCGAGGCGGTGCGCGGCGTCGAGCTGTGCCGGGCCGCCTTCGAGCGGGCCACGGGCGAGAAGGCGCCGCCGCTGGCCACGTTCCCGCGGGTCGAGCTGACGGCCGAACGGCGCGAGGAGCTGAAGCGGTCCCTCCTCGAGGGCGAGGGACGGTGATGCCGAAGGCGCAGGCGGGCTACGAGAACCACACGGCTGCCGCCGCCGGCGAGGCACCGCGTCGGCGCGAGCACATCCAGCAACCAGTCTTCGACTCGCCGGAGCACAAGGCCCGGTACACCGAGGCGCTGCGCGTGACGCCGCGGGCCGCCGGCGAGGACGTGTGCGCGTGGCTCGACCGGGTGACGGCGGCCGTGGCCGGCGCGCCGGTGCAGGCCCAGCTGCCGTATCGGGAACCAGGGGAGGAGGGCTGATGAGCGACGAGCGACCGCGCGGAGGGCAGGAGCCGCAGTGGGAGATGGTCCTGGATGCAGGCGACAACGGCGACACGATGCGGCTGAGGATCCGTCACGGCTGGCTATACCGGCAGCGAGAGCTCATCTGGCGCGAGGAGTACCGCGACGGCGTGGAGCGCGATGAGCTCAAGGCCATGGCCTGCGCCTTGGTCTACGTGCCTGATTGAGGAGCGAGCTGATGTACGCGAAGGAAACGACGGTCTCACCGGAGAAGAGCAAGGCAGAGATCGAGGGCTTGCTGCGGCGCTACGGCGCGGACTCTTTCGTGTCCGGGTGGGACCAGCTCACCAGCCGCGAGATCGTGCAGTTCCGGTGTCACGACCGGTTCATCCGCTTCGTGCTCGGTCTGCCGATGAAGGACGAACCGCGTTTCACGAGGAGCCCACGTCGCGGCTACGGGCAGCGCACCGAGGCCCAGGCGCTCGCCGCCTGGGAGCAGGAGATCCGCCGACGCTGGCGCGCTCTCGCCCTGGTCATCAAGGCCAAGCTCGAGGCCGTCCAATCGGGCATCACCACCTTCGAGAGCGAGTTCATGCCCCACATCGTGATGCCGGACGGGAAGACGGTGGCGGAGCACGTCGTGCCGGCGATCGCTGCAGCGTACGGAACGGGCAAGGTGCGGGGCTTGTTGCCAGAGTTCGCAGGATGAGCGGGGAGCGCGCGGCCCCGTCGATCGCTGACCGCCTGGCCGAGCTGCTCCCGCCCGGCAGCGTCCGCGCGCTGGTGAACCGGCTCGAGGAGCTCCGCCGGCAGCGGCGCAAGGACCGCTTCGCCGTGTGGCTGGAGACGGACGCGGAGGGCTACGTGGAGGCTGTGGAAGTGCCGGAGCGGTACAGCCGGCGGAGCGATACAGCTTGACGGTGACACGCGCCCAAGCGCATGCTCGTCGCACTACATGCGGCCTCCCGGCGCAAGAGGAGGCGGTTTCGGGCTGGGGTAGGAACGACCCGGCCGACGTGAACGAGGCCCTCCGGATGCTCGCTGTTGGAACGAGGCGAGCGACTCCGGGGGGCTTTCTCTTTTTGGGGCACCACATGACCATCTACCTCAGCCTGCTGGTCGCGATTATCGGCGCCCTCGAGCTCGGCCGCATCGCGTTCGGCGCTGGCCTGCTAGCGTTCCTCCTGCAGTTCACGCCCACCGTGGTAGGCGCGCTGCGATGAGCGGCCGCCGGCCGGGCCCCATGACCCGACCCAAGAAGGCCAAGGCCGCGCTCCCCGCGGTGCCGCACCCCATCGTGGCGGGCATCCTGGAACGCATCGACGTCCAGATCGCCGCGATGCTCGCCGGCCAGCAGACCATCCTCGAGATCGTCCAGTCCATCAATCGCAAGGAAACCCAGCAACTTCAGCAGGAGGCAGATATGTCCGCGCAACTCGACAACCTCAAGGCCAAGGTGGCGGCCAACACCACCGTGATCCAGTCCGCAATCGTGTTCATCAATGGCCTTTCACAAGCCCTGAGGGACGCACGTGACGACCCGGCGGCGATCGACGCCCTCGCGACGGAGCTCGAAACGAGGGACCAGGAACTCAGCGGCGCCCTCGTCACGAACACGCCCGCCGCACCGCCCGCGTAAGTCGTGCCCTGCGCCGGCCGGACCTTCCCCGGCCGGCGCGTTGAAGGTGTCGATGGATGAAGCCCTGCTCGAGCAGCTCCTGGAGAACGACGAAGGCAGCGGCCCGCGCAACTCCGCCGGCCGCCTGAAGCCCTACCGGGACTCGGTGGGCAAGCTGACCATCGGCTACGGGCGCAACCTCGATGACCGGGGCATCACGGACGCTGAGGCGCTGTACCTCCTTCGCAACGACATCGTGGACGTCAAGCACGAGCTCGACGAGCACCTGCCCTGGTGGCGCCAGCTCGACGACGTAAGGCAGCGAGTCATCGCGGACATGTGCTTCAACATGGGGCTCGCGGGCCTACTGACGTTCCACCAGACCATCGCCTTCGTTCATGCGGGCCAGTACCCAGCGGCGTCAGCCGGGATGCTCAACTCGCGCTGGGCTCGTCAGGTCGGACGCCGTGCGCGGCGGCTCGCGCAGATGATGGAGACGGGGCAGGACGTCCCGCGCTCCGACGTGTAAGGGGGGAAGCCCATGGCGTTGACGAAGCTGCAGCTCGGCGTGGTGACGATTCGGATTCAGGGCGAGGAGCAGGACAAGGACGCGATCCTGGCCGGCCGCGAGGCCCTGATGTCAAAGTCGAAGGTGCGCCTGGACAGCAACGGCCTCGACGAGAACGGGAACGGCGTGCCCGAGGCCGAGAAGAGCCGAGCCGATGAGATCCAGTGGGACGTCCTGGTGGCCGGCAAGATCATCGGGTCCTTCCGTGGCAACGAGCAGCGCGAGGGCCTGTCCTTCGGCCCCTGGGAGCTCGGCGGCCAGGGCGTTGGCCAGCTCGAGGAGAGCGGCGGCCACACCGTGGTGCTGAAGTGGCGCGGTTACGGCCAGGGCACGACCACGGCGGCCGTCGTTTGCACGCACCGCGGCGGCTTCGCGGCCCGCGTCGACTTCCCGAAGGTGGACTGAGGTGAGTTGGGGCTGGGTGAACGTGGTGCGGGGCTTCCTGGGCCGGGTGCTCGACCTGCTGCAGGCCGGGCGCAACGCCGGCCTATGGGACAAGGGGTCGGGCGTGCCGGGCCTCGAGGACATCAAGGCGAAGGACCGCGAGCCATGGCGCTGACCTGTCCGCCGCACCAGCTCGACAGCGTCATGATCAGCAGCTCCTCGAGCTTCCGGGCCCGCGGCGGTCCGCTCGCCGGCCAGCAGGTACAGCCTCGAGGTGGGGAGCTACGGCTACGCTCCATCGCTCAGGGCGCCGGCGCCGTGCCCGGGAAGCCCAACATGCCGCCCAGCTGCCGGTACGGCATGCCCTCCACGTGGGAGGTCTACCGCAGCGACGCCGAGGGCCAGCGCGTCCCGGGCCCGAGCGGTGTCCGGTGGCGGTGGGAGAAGTACAACCCGGCGGCCGGCGCCGACAACTACGCCCTGGCCGGCAACCCCGAGAACGGAACCCACGTGACGGCGCGCGTCGCCGTCACGTCCCACGAGCCCGGCCCGGACGGCGTGGAGCGCATGGTCGTGAAGACGGCGGTCAAGACGTGGCCATTGTGGCCGCCGCTGTGACGAGCGCGGTAGTGGCCGGTCGAGAAAGGCGGCCCCGGGATATCGAGGGAGAGCCCGGGAGGGAGTCGACCACCGACCGGCCTCTCCCGCGCTCGTGGAGTCCGCCATGTCGGATGTAGCGAGCACGAGCACGCCGGAGCCAGAGTTCAGGGAGCGGCGCTCGCCCGCGACCGTTCAACTCCCAATCCAGGATATTTCTGACGAGATCGGCCGAAAGACACTCGGCCAGCGACGCATCAACATGGTCTGGGAGCTGACCCAGGCGTTCATGGCCGCAAGCGTGGTCGGTACGACGCTCTGGGTGAACGGAACCATCGCGCTCACGAAGGATGCGGCGGTGGTCGCCAACCAGGCCGCGAGCAGCGCCCTCATGCAACTGAACGTCATGGCCGCACTGGTCACGGGCTTCTACTTCGGGCGAACAAACCACGAGCGCACGGGTGGCGTTGGCGGCGGGTCCGCCCATGGCGGGAGGTAGGCCGTGGCGTTGAGCAACAGCCAGCTCGCCCAGCTGCGCACCCGCCTACAGGGCGATGCCTCTGACATCACCGACATCAACTCGCGCATCCCGGTGCAGCTGAAGCAGCACCTCATCGACGCCGAGGCCGACATCGTGCAGCTCAAAACGCGGGTGCTCGCCGCTGAGGCTGATATCAACCAGCTGAAGACCAGGGTGCTCTCACTCGAGGCACGGGTGACGGCGCTGGAGGCGCACTTCCCGTGAGCGACGAGCGACCCATGACGAACGGTCGCCTAGAGCTTCTCGCCCTTGGCCGCCTGGCCCCGCTCCAGGAACGTCTTGGGATACTGCCCTTCGCCGCAGAGCTTGAAGGACCCAAAATCCTTGAACCACAGGCCCTCGGGCGCGTCAGGCTCGGACTGCAGCCACTCCGAGAGCCTCCGGAGATCTCCCTCTGTGATCTGGCGGGCCTTGACTCGTTGTGCGAGATGCGCCAACACCGCAGGTGGGAGACCCTTCCGGAGGATCTTGGGCATCAGGAGCCGAACATCAGCGTCGTCAACTCGTCCTTGATGCGCGCGACCTCTGCAGGGTCCGTCACGTCAGGGAGCCGCTCGGCCAGTTCCGTCAACCGTGCGCCCTTTCCCTGTTGCGCCGCCAGCCGGCGCTGGACGAGTTGGGCCATCACCCGGTGGGCGCGGCGCTGTCGTTCGAGGCCGTCCTGGGGGCCGAAGACGGCTTCGCCCAATTCCTCCCCAAGGCGCTCCTGCTCGTCTGGGTCCTTCGAGTTCTGTAGGCGCTCACATACGTCGTGTAGCCGCGCCGCCGCCTCGTCCCTGTGGTTGAGCCCGGTCTCAATCAGCATCACGAGCGTGCGATGGGCGCTCGTGTTGCTGCGCTTCGCGAGTTCTTTCGCGCGGCGCGCGGTCTCCTTCGACAGGATCACGGTCTGGCGTACGGTCTTCGCTGTCGCCCGCTTGGGCTTTGGTGCGAGGCGTCTGTTTGTATTGCGCATAACGCCATTATGCACCAAAACACACCAAAGGTCATACACCGAGGGAAGCCCCTCGCATGGTCGCATTGGGGGAGCCGCACCACATCTACGGCCTCGAGGGACCGGGATGCGTCTGACCAGGGGCGGGTCTTCGTTCAACGATGGGGGTGGGGGGGTCTCCCCCGGGACCAGGCGTCCTCGCGCATGCGAGACCCCCGAAATTGGCCGGCCAGCCGTCAAGTTGACACGAAATTGCGCTCCTGGTCAGCGCCAGAAGGAGCTGTGATTGCGTGCCGCGCAGGGGCTTTCGGTCTTCGGCAGCCAGGGGCAGCGACAAGAAGGGGAAGCCACGCAAGCCGTACCTGCGCAATGTCGGGGCGCGCGGCCTCGTCCGGCAGGGCGGGGCGCGGACCGGCGCGGGGAGGAAGCCCGGGGCGCAGCCGGGGCGCGTGCCGTGGCGGGAGATCGCCCGGGCCGCGGCCGCCGGGGCGCCGTACGAGGAGATCGTTGGCGGCATCGACATCGCGCCGGAGGACCTGCAGGACCCGGTCACGCAGGAGCGGATCCGCGGCGAGGTGGAACGAGGGAACACGAAGTTCAAGCTGCGCCTCCGGCGTGCGATCAAGAAGCGCGGCATCGAGGACGGCAGTGTGAACTCCCTGGCCCTCATGGCGCGCAACGCTCTCGACTGGGATCAGCAGCTCGCCCAACAGGGGCAGCAGCAGCCCGACCTGGCGGGCGTTGGTTTGCGGCTGGCGGAGCTGATCGAGAAGCTGGCGCGGCGGCCGGCGGACACGCCCAAGGCGGAGCAACCCTGATGGAGCACTTCTGATGGGTTGGGCCGACTGCGGACGCGACGAGCGGGGCCGTCGAATCGGGTACGCCTTCGCGGCGCGGTGCGACCAGCCCGGCTGCTACCGGCGGATCGACCGCGGCCTCTCCTTCGTGTGCGGCGGGATGCACGGCGGTGC